CAAATAGACAAGGACTTGAAGATAATATTAGAATTAAAAAAGAAATGCAAAATCAATACAATACTCAAAAAAGTGCAAAAAGCAGAGTAGCTTATATGTATTTTTGCTTAGGTTTAGCTGGAGCAGGATTAGCATTTTTAGCTAATGGTGGACAACCTAGAAGATTTGCCTCTGGTGGAAGTAGTGCAGATAATATTCCTGCGATGCTTATGGGTGGTGAATTTGTAATGAGAAAAGAAGCTGTTAATTTATATGGTAAAAAATTCTTTGACGATTTAAATAGCGGTAGAGTTAAAAAGTTTGCTAATGGTGGTGGAGTTGGTAATAGTGTTGCAGGAGAAACCTCTGGAAACTATTCTCCAACAAATAATGTTAGTGTTGTTGTTAATATGAATCAACAAGGTGGTACTACTGAAAATACTCAATCTGACCAAACAAATCAAAACTCACAAGCAAATGATAATAGAGACTTAGCAGAAAAAATTAAAACCCAAGTAATAAGAGTTATCACAGATCAACAAAGACCTGGTGGATTGTTAAGTTCAGCAGTTTACAGAAAACAACAAAGATAATTTATAATATTAACTTAGCCGAGAAGTTAATTAAGTCTTTATCTGATATAATTTGGGATTTATTTATAGAAGGATTTTCGTTTAAAAATTCATTTAAAACTTGTAAATCATAAGAATATTTGAATAATAAAGTGGTATAATCCTTATTATCAATATTTGTCTTGTATTTTTCAATATATTTGAGATTATTGCTAGTTTCTATATAGAACTTCTCATTGTTATAAAAAGTGGTTATATATTCAATATAAATATTGCAAGTATCGCTATTTTCTTCGATTTCAGTGATTTTGGCTTGAAGTACCCCTTGATTTTGAAGATAATCTAGATCAATAGCCACATCTTCATAAGAAGTTAAGTCTTTGCCATAAAAGCCTAAATATCCCTTTTGTAGGTTATAGTTATTATCAAGCACATCATCTGTATTTAAATCATTAGATAAGCATATAGTTTTATTAGCTTGATCTTTATTTAATAATGGGAAATAACTATTAAATACCATGTCATTAATTGATAAATCTGAATTTAAACTATTTGAGTTTAAGCTTTGATTATTGAATAAGTATAGGTAATTTTGATAGAATACTACAGTTTCATTATTTACAGATTGTTTATATATTTTGCCAATATTAAATGTTTGATTAGGAAAATATTCTTCATATAGATTATTGATATCTTGTTGAGATTCTCTTGCCTTTAAGAAATTATACAATTCAGATTGAACATAATTAAGTGGAATAACTTTAATATTTAAATTTTCAGATATCTCAACAATATCACTTTCAATAAAAGGTATTGTTAGTAAAGCCGTAGAATCATTTACATCAAGCCATTTTTCTTCAACTTTTTCCGTAAACAAATTTGATAGTTTTTTATTCTTAACTAATTTGTTTGAGACTTCACTTAATATAAGTAATGAATAGACTTCTTGTTGTTTGAAGTATTCTTTATTTATAAGTAATTTGACTGTAAGATAGTCGCTGCTTCTGTAAATTTTATTAAATAAAACATTTTTATCTAAATTTTCTATTTCAGCATATTCAGCGTTAAGTTGAAAATCACCTTTACCATCATTATTATAATCTACTTCAAATACTAAATCTTTAAAAAATCCAATTTTATTATTTAATTCTTTATACTTAGAGTAATTATTTTCAAAATCATATTTAAATAAATTTTTGGCTTTATTTTTTAAAACTTCAACTTGTAATTTTGGTTTCATTGCAAATTCATGATTTGCCCAAGAATATTCTGTAATAGGTTCGTATTCTTTTGATTCTAAAACTTGATATAATAAAGTATTATCTTTATTTTTTATTTTTATATTATAAGATGGAAATTCGTGATCTACTTCTACTTCATTGGGAATATTTCTTAGTGTTTCCCATTCTAATGTTAAATTTAAATTTTTTACTTTCATAAATTAATATACATTATAACCAGAAGCTTGCACGCTAAATACAGAAGCTTGATTAGTTAAATTGTAAGATATGTTAAATGGATTAGATCTTTCCCCAACGCTATTTTCTGCAAAAATTCTAAAATAATAAGTTCCAGCACCAGTTGGAGTCAAGAAAGGAGGAATTGTTCCATTAATCCAATCATTAGGAGTTAAACCAGTTCTTATATTTGTTGGCGATAGCACATTAGCCAAAAATACTTGTGGAGTTTGAGTTGAGCTAGTGAAATCACTAAAGGGTTTAACATAAATATAATATAAACTATTTGCAGAATTATTTGGTGGAGGTTGTATATTATACATAATACTATTGATTCCACCTTGATTAGTTGTATAAATTGATCCATTACAAGGAGTTGTTGTACAATAACCATTACTAAAGCTTTTATTTGGGTCTCGGAATATTCCACTTAAAAATACAGTTGGAGTAACTGGAGAAGGTGGTCTTACTGGAACATTTACTAAGGTTGCTATATTATCAATATTTGCATATTTTTGATCATTGTATTCAAGAGCATTAACATTAAATATATCTGCTTCTTTTTCGCTAACATTTAATACTCTATATTTTTTAGGTTTATTAAGATATGATTCTAAGTAATATCCTGGATATAAAGTATTACTTGGATTATTCATTTGAGATCTAGTATTAATTCCTGCTGTTGCATAGCCAGAAGTATTTATATCTATATTCCAAACTGTATTTTGTGGCAAACTGTAACCAGTAATTTGCAAACCACTTGGGAAGTTTAACCTTATATTATTACTATATATTCCATATCCACTAGTTATATAGTTTTGTGGATTATTTACTGTAATAGATTGCAATTGACTTCTTCTTATAAATGAACTATTTAATCCTGTAACTCCAGAAGATGTAATATCTGAAAAACCAGTAGCGTAAAGATCGCCAAGTTGTGTTCCAAAATTTAAATTATAAGTTGGAGTTAATATATTAAATACAAATGAATTATTAGCATTAGCTCCAGTAATTGCATAAGTATTAGTATAATCATAAGGAGTATCTAATATTGCATATCCAGTAGTTAATTCTACTGTTCTTCCTGCGTAAGATTGATTTTTTCTATATTGATCATAAACTGAAATAACGTCTCCTGGTCTTAAGTAATGACCCTCTAAACCAACTTGAAAATCAACTAATTCTGTTTCTGTATTTTGAGTAAGTAGTAACCATTTTCCAATTCTTCTAGCTTGATTTTGACTTGTGCAACCAAATGCTGTGATTTCTGTTTCTCTTACTCCATATTTTAGTATTGAAATTTTATCTTCTATATACTCTATGCCAGGTTTATAATTATTATTCTCATCATTATATCTAACGAGAGCAACTGTCTTTCTTGATTTTTTAGATGCATCAGAATAATTAAATGTTCCATCTATTACATTACTATTATTAAATAAATAAATTGGTTCTTTAAGTGAATCTTGAGCTACTGTTATTTGTCCAGCAGAATAATATACAATAGCTCTAAAAACACTCGCCATGTCATTTAAAACTTTATATGCTTCTTCTTTTGTATTCATATTTAAATTACATCTAAATCTAGGCTCTAGACCACCAACTCCATCTGATACTAATTGATCACAATATTGACCAACTTCATATAAAGTCCATTTATCTGTTAAACTTGCATCAATAAATTTTCCTAATCCAAATCTATTATTTGTAACTAAATCATAAAAACACCAAGCAGGATTATCAGTCCAAGCAACTTTAAATTGTCCATTCCAAGGTCCAGAGTAATTTCTTGTAATTGGATCGTAATTTATTGGAATTTTAACTTTTAATAATCTAAGTTCATAACTTCTAGAAGGAATATCGTTAAAATATCTAGCATCAAATTTAGAATAAACTAGTGCTGCATCTGGATAAACAAAACGATCAGAATAGATTTCTGTAATACTATCTATGCTTGTTGAATTGTTTAATCCTGCGCTTATTGCCTCTCTTGTTCTTTTACTTATGTCTATTCCCCACCCAATTTGATTTGGAAAAATTTCAAACCAAGGACTATTTTCAGCATATGGTCTTAGAAGAATTTCATAAGTAATCATCATTGCGCCATTTTGAATTTTTCCTTGTAGAGCAATATCATCTTGAGAATAATAAGATGATATATAGGGTGAATATTTAGATGTATCAACTTGAACTAATTGTCCATCTTTTAAAACTCTATATATAACAAATCTTAATGTTAAATTTTGTTGAAATATATCTCCAGCGTTTGTTCCAGTTAAAGCAGTTTCATATAAACTATTTATTTTAACATTTATTTTTAAAGAAGAAATATCTGTGTTATATATATAATATGTTTTAGGAGTTATTATTTGATTATTTCCACTTATTAGATAAAATCCATATAGAGTTTCATTGATACTTTTTGTAACAGATGTTTCTAATGGAATTTTATTTTTGTCAACTTGTTGTCCAAAATAATCTCTTCTATCTTCATAAAGATTTAAATATGGATTATAAATTGTATGGTCATTTGTTTTTTCTCCATATGTATATTTATAATTCGCATATTGAAAATTATAAAATCCTGCAAGATCTGTAATTGGCGTATCATTCCAATATATTGATCTTGTTTCTGGATTACTGTAAGTTTGTTCGAATGGTTGAAAGGTTACGCTTGTATATCCTATATCTCCAGTAGTTTTACCGCTAATATTATAAATATATAATCCAGATACGAAACCTTCAATTGGCCCTTCTGATATTAAATCTAATACATTAACTTGAGAAATAGAATTAAAAGCTCTACCATTTTTAAATCTTTCTGTTATAAATGTTCCGTCGTCTTGAGGTAATATTCCATTTTCTACTCCAGAAAGATTATTAACACCAAATATAGTTCTTAAATTTGGTGCGCCAGGTGGGTTTCCATAATAACTTCTTAAATCATCAAATCTTTGATATGCTCCACCAGTCATTATAGCTAATGGAGTATATCTTGCTCTAAATCCACTTGGACCTCTGTACCAACCTAAAGAATTGGTTTCTCCAAAAGGAACTAAACTTCCACTAAAACTTAAAGATATTGCTCCTGGAACATCTTGAGCTGTGCTTTCTGGAAAATTATATCCACAAACTCCATTTCCAATATTTATAGGAAATAAAAGATAATTCAAGCCATCTGCGTATATATTAGGATTTCCCATAAAATTAAAAAGGTAAAGTGCTCAATGGATTTTGATCTATTAAATAGCATTTACTATTAAATATATATTGATTATTACCTTGAGAATAAGATTGAAGAGTATTGTCATCAAAATTAGAAGTATAAGCTCTATAAATAATATCATAACTACTAAAAACATTATTTCCGCCTACTACAAGTTGTCCGTATCCAACTGGAACTGCTCCGCCTTCTCCTACTGTATTTACTGGTCCATTAAAAAGATAAGAAGTTGGTCCACCAGCTTCTCCTTGACCTTCTATTGGATTAGTTTGTTGAGCAGTAAATGGAACACTTGGTGGTGGCTTAGAAAGTAATTCGCTAGTTCCTGCTGCGATTAATCCTAGGCCAGCAATACCAACTGCAACTGCTGGTAAAACAAATGGTGAAGCTAATCCACCAGTAAAAGCTACGGCTGCAATTGCTCCGATAACTGCAGCGGCACCTAAAAATATTTTTCCAATTGCACCAGATCCAACGATAGATGGAACAATATCAATTGTTTGTATTTTATTTTTTACATTTAAAAAGAATTCTGAATTTTTAATATCTTGAATAGATTTAAAATCTGGATTTTCAATAAAAAGATTATTATTATCAACTAATATTTCATATTCATATTCATCTTTATAATCTATAAGCCATTTTCTCAATTGTTTAGTATTAATATCTATAGCTCTAAGAGCTTCTGAAACACTAGAAACATCTAGCTCCCAAGATTCACCCAGATCTTGCCCCAATTTACCATGTAAATTTACCCTTATCATATTAAACCTTTCTGTATACTAATTCCGTATGCCTTCTATAAAAATTACAATAATTTTCTATTTTTGAGAAACTAAGCATTGGTTGATGTAGTATTTTATCATTTCCAAGGTAAAGGGCAAAATGTTTACCTAAGTTACTCTGTAAAATCAATATATCATTTTTTTCTAAAGATTGTTTATTTTCTATAATTTTAAATCCTTTTTTTTCTAAAAAATTCAAAGATAAATTTTGATTAAAAACATTTTGAGCTTGAACAAAATCTACGTAATTAGTAATTATAGCTGAAATGTCTATATTTAATTCATTTTTTAAAAAATCTTTAATTAATGTATAGCAATCATATTTACCTATTTCAAAATATCTTCCAATATAATTTTTATTAATATTCATTGGTTCATAAATTTTAAATATATTAGTATTCAAATTATACATTATGATTGGCAAGCAAAGACTTTCTGAACAAGAAATATCTGCTGGAGAAAAATTTTCATTATTATTTGTATGACTGTGATAAATATAAAATATTTTTTTATATTTATTTTTAATATTTAAGTAATCTTTAGATGAGATTTTAAAATTTTCTATTGAATTTTCTGCTATATTTTTACATGGAATACATTTAAAGATTTCGTTATCTTGAACAATAAAACCACAACTTTCTTTAGGGTTATCTTTTGAAGAATGACTTTTAATAAAATTTTTTATCTTTTTATCTATCATAATTGTCCTGGTTGGCTTGTTCCTGGAAATCCTCCAAATGGAAGAAATCCATTTAAATAATTTCCATTTGCATCTTTTGGAATACCATGTGCTCTAGTTGAAGATGGATCTTCTGCTCCAGGTCTTCTTGGAAAGTAAACAGGTACACCATTTATTCCAGTTACCCACATACTTCTTTCTCCAGTATTTACTAACACAGCTATTCTTCCAGTTGTTTGAGTATAGGTTTCTCCTCCTCGATTAGTAGGCCAAATGACAGGTCTAAATGCTGGATTTTTTAACCATCTCGATCTACATGATCCTATATTTTTAGAACATGAATCAGATACCCAATAAGTTGTATTTGGAGGAGCATTAAATGGATTTGCATTGTTATTATTTATACATACATAATAAAATTTTAATCCTCTATTTTGAAGATAAACAAAATCTCCAGAAACATAATCAGAAGTTTCTCTCCATACTCCAGAGTTTCCTAATAACCCATTATTTCCTTGATTTGCTCCAGTAATTCTAAATATTGCTGTATTTTCTGCTGTTCCTGCTACTCCAGTAGAAAAAACTCCACCAATAAACAACTGATCATTATCTGTAGAAACTGGTGGCGCAGTTTGAAGTCCTTTTACCATTATAGGAGAATTAGGAACATTTGCATAAATTCCACTATGTAAATATGTTAATCTACTATCATATTCATAGCAACACCCTTCTCCTCTGTATTGAAATGGACATTTTTTAGCAAAAATTGTCCTTGCTGGGAGAGTTAAGTTTTCTATATCTAAGATTGAATTTAACTGGTATTCAATTATGTTTTTATTTTCAACTGTTTTTCGGTCTACATAGTAAATATCTCTTGGAAGTTCAACTTCATATAATCCTGTTACTGGATTATATGGATTATAACCTTGAGAAAAATTTGATCCATCAAGATATTTTAAAAATGTTTTAATTCTTGAAAACTTTGCCCCAACTATATCGCCCAAACTTTGCATTTGCATTCTAATATATCTATAAAAAGAATTACTAGAATAATCTGGAGAAAGATTTGAAATTGAGAATTTTGGTGTTGGTAAAGTTCCTGCAGATGTATATTCAAATCCTTCTGTAAAGATTGGAAATGGGTAGTAAAAATTATTTTGCCATTTTATTGTTCCATATTGATTTGTAGTTTTATTAAATAGATTATAATCATTATAAATTCTAAATATACCATTATTAACTGGTTGTTGACCATTGTAATTATAATTTATCATTGTAGGTGCAATTTCTGATAAATCAATTTCATATAATATAACTTGTGTCGATGGAGTTAAAGAACTTAATTCAGTATTAATTGACTGAGTGCCGCTTACTATTAAATTGTAAACTTCAGATGATGTAGGCATAATATTAAGCTGGTACTTCTATGAATTTAGCTTCTATAGAGTAATTATTATAAGATACATAAGTAGGTGACCATTCTTGACAAATAAATTCTGTATTTAAATTATTAACTGATTTAGAATATATTGTTGGAAGATTGTAGATAAAAGATTCTTGGCCATTTCTTGCTTTTAAGAAATGCAAAATAGATACAGTTTCTTTTTCATTTCTATTGTCAAAATTTAATGTAAATTCTACAAGATTATTATTTAATCCATCATTTATTCTTTGTTGGTATCCATTACCAAATTGAATCGTTTTGATTCTTGGTTTTGAGTCTATTCTTGCGTTATATGATGGCTTCCACCAAAAATTAGGATATAAAACAAGATTAGAAACAATATATCCATCCCATTCAACTTGTAGATTATTTGTATCTGTTGGATTTTGATTAGTATTTGAATCTATAACTGAATAATAGTATTTATTATCACTACCTAGCACTATATCGTACTTATTATAAGTACTTCCAGAACTCCAAGATGGAACCGTATCATAAATACTAGCCATATACCTTTTACCTCCTATATTTTACACTTAAAAGTGGTGTAATTATAGTTAATGTTTAATGTATATTCTATAGAAAATCAGAACTTTTATCTAAATGATTCTTTGATCAATGGAGTTCAAAGTTTAGGTATTAGTTATGATAACAATATCAATCCATCTATAGCAATCAATGATTCTAATTTAAATTACTTTGTTGCCAAACCAGTTGTAGCTAATATTGACTTAAATTATCTATTAAGTTCTAGCGATCAATTTATAAACTATACTGGTTCTAGTTCATTTAATGGCAGAGTAGAATATGGTAATAATTATTTTACATTTTCTAGTGGTTATTTAACAAATTATTCTTTAAATTATAAATTGAATGATTATCCTCAAGTTAGCGTTAAAAGTCTTGTGTTAGGAGAATTAGGTAATACAAATGGAACTTTTACTTATCAACCAAAAACATTAAATGATTTTGCTATTGGCGATAATTGTTATGTAGATTTAAATTTAACAGAAGCAGATAACAATAGATTAGACTCTTTTAATATAAATATAGATGTTCCAAGAGAAGGAGTTTATACTATTGGCAATTATTTACCAACAAGTGTTATTATAAAGTATCCTATTTCTATATCTTTGAATTTTTCATTTTCTGCAAGTAATTATACTCAAGAAAAAGTCACAAATATATTAACAG